TACGCTGATAGTGATTTCCATCATGGTACAATCTATCGCGCTTGTAATTTTAAATATTGCGGACTTTCAGACCCAAAGAAAGATTTCTACTATGCAGACGGAACTAAACACTCTAGAGGCAAAATTAAAGGTGCTGCAGGAGAGTGGAAAGAACGCTCCCGCAAGCACCGATATGTAATGATATTTGATAAGAGTTTAGAACTCTTATGGTGATTTAATTCTAATATTATCTGCTCTTTTTAATCTATCATCAACATACTGAGTAGAATTAGAATATAACATTAATTTTCTACTATCATTTAAAAATTGTTGTAAATATTCTCTTCTTAAAACAAATATAGTTCTTTTATCATCATTTTTTCTAACTTCGTGCTCATAATTTGTAACTGAAGTGGTAATATTATATTTTGTTATGATTGTTTTTAATCCACTATCATAAAATTTTACATATGAAGTATTTGGTTCAATATCAGTAGATGGTCTTGGAGATTTGAAGTTTTTATCTACAATTAATTTTTCTGGTAGAATTAATCTACCTTTAGAATCTTTTACTTCTATTGTTTCATAAAATCTTGCATCATTTAAAGAATTTCCATAAATTTTTTCAGCGTAAAGAAAAATATCCTTGTCTGATAAAGGCCATTGATCCCGAATATTGCGAATACCTGCACTAATTAAAACTACCCAATCAAGATCAGAATCTCCATATAATTCTTCTGCAACATTATCTGGACGATCCCCGTCTCTGATTATATACTTGTTAAATGCAGTTATATAGTTTTGAATATCTTCTCTAATTTTAACTCTTTTAAATATATTTTTTACGGTAATATATTCTGATGAAGAATTTCTATCAGATAAAGGTGAAAGATATTCTAAATCTGGAAGTTCTCTAAAATATCCCATTTTAGTATCCTACTCCTTCTGTTCCACCATTTCTCTTATATGTTAAATCTGATCCAGAAACTTTGTTACCCTTATCATCTTTATCATAATCACTGTCATAAATTGGAACTAGTTCTTTAAATGTCAAATCCATAATTATAGAAACTGGAGTTCCATCTGCATAAGTTGCATAAACATTTTCACCAGTGTAGTTTACACTCATATCAGTTAAAGCACATTGCTTAAATTTATTTAAAAATGGATGATCAGTATTTCCTTTTCTGTAAGTAAGTTCAAAAATATTTGGAGTTTCTAAAAATGCAGCATTCTGATAAACTTTTGGTGCCATATTTCTTTTAAAAGATCTTACGATAGATTTTATTTGAAGAGATTCATTTTCATCTCTTGGAGTCATTTTAAAAGAAAATCTAAAAGTTCTTAGAGTTACATTGTTAAAAAGTAACTCCATATTTGGATTAAATATTCTTCCTGTTGATCTTGCTAATAATTGATCTGGTGAAATATTTCCACCGAAAACATTTATTGCCTGTGAGGCAAAGACCCTGTTTATTGCTCTTATTGCGTCTTCATCCTTTATAACTGAGGTCAATATACCCTTATTACCAAATATCTCATCGATTTTTTTTGGAGCGTCTTTTGGATCCATCATAATTACTTCATTAACTGCACCTATCGCCATTGAGGCATAAGAATTTATAGTATCATCACCATATCCAACAGAATTGCTGTCTTGAATGTTTGAAGGCATTGGTAACAGAATAATTCCATCATCAACTAATTCTGCAACAGAAGAGGCAGTTGCTCCAACATTTGTTGCTTTTCCTATTCTTCTTCTAGAACTAGGATTTGCTGGTGTAGGTAGTCCTCCAGCAACATATTTTTTAATTGCAATTTGCAAATAATCTGTTGTTTCTGTTATTGCTTCGTAAGGATATCTTAGAACAGTAGTCATTATCCTTTTTTTAATTATTTAGTCTGATTTTTTTAAAAGGAAGAGCTTGTGCGTCTTTTAGTTCTTCTGGATAAATTACATGTAAAGGACCAACTATTTCATTCCAGGTATATTGTCTATGACCTCCCCAATGAAAATTAATCCCTTTAAATCCCCATTGAAACAATTCAGTAATTGCAACTAGTGGATATTCGTCATATCTAATATTTGAAGTTTTGGGACGATAAACAAAAGTGTAAAATTTTCCTACACTTGGACTTGTTGTTGTTTCTTTAAGAACTTCTAATAAACTCAACATTATGTCATCAGGATCTTCAACTCCAATTAGATCGTCATAATTTTTACGAAGACGATTATTTTTATCATCAGTTGGATTTGTTCTTTGCTTTAAAGTTTTTCTTGGCATTATTTAATACCTAATTCAGATTCTGTTAGCACCCTAAATTCATATCCACGATCAGCACACCAGTCTTTTGCTGCTTCCCATTTTGCTTGATTTTTTGCGTACTCATAAGCTTCATACAGATATGCTTTTGTTTGTCTTTTTGGTTTTGGTGGTGGTGCCATTTGCTTTTTTGGTTTAATTTCAATCATATATTTTTTGATTGATCCATTTTCTTCTTTTACTTTAATAAGAAAATCTGGAAAGTATCTATGAGGTTTATTATCTAATGGAGATCTATACCAAACAAACATTTCTTCATTAGACCATTCTAAAACATTTTCATTTGTATCACAATAAACCATAAATTTTCTTTCCCACAAAGATCTGTATATAATATTTGTCGGATCTCCAGCGTATTTTTTGGGATATGATGGTTTATATTTTCCTTTATATGACATCTAAATAACATTAATAGACCAATATTAGGTATTTAGAAATGCCAATTCCGTCAATTAATGCTCTTACAATGATAAGTGCTAAAGAGCAGTTTGGCAACGTTGCAAGAACTAATCAATTTCAAGTGTTTATTGAAAATGGGTGGGGAACTGACGGAACTAAAACACCATTTTTAGATCATTTAAAAAATTCCACTTTATACTATGGAATTGATTGGACTGCGACTTTTAGAAAAAAACTTTCTTTATTGTGTTTTGATGCAAATCTTCCTGCTTCTACTTATGCAACCGCAGAAGTAAAAGACAATTTTATGGGAGTTGCCCAAGAATTTGCACACACTAGAATTAATACTGATATTGATTTTAGTTTTTATGTTGATAGTAATTATTATGTCTTAACATTTTTTGAAGCATGGATGGATTATGTTTCTGGAGGAAACAGTAAAAAGTTATTAGCTTCAGATACGGTTCCAGATGAACCAAGTTTATATGATAATAATATTAATCCTTATTATAGAAGATTTAATTATCCAAAATTTTATAAAAATCAGTCTGGTATTTATATTAAAAAGTTTGAAAATAATTGGGACGTTGAAGGAACAACAAATATAACATATCAATTAATTAATGCATTTCCAAAATCTGTTGCTTCTATTCCTGTTACTTATGGAGAAGCAGAAGTTATGAAAGTAACGGTAACAATGAATTATGATCGTTATAGATTGTATAGAGAATTTGCAGGACCTCCAGTTGTTGTTGGTGCCATTAACAATCCCGATGGAACTTGGACAATTAATCTTGATATTGGTGGAGATATTATTACTAAGACAGTAAGTAATACCTTATATCAGAGTAGATATGCTGTACCAGTGCCATAAATAATTCCAACTGATTTGTCTAGGAAATTATGCCTTTACCAAAGATTACAACACCAACTTATGAGTTGGAAATTCCCTCTACTGGAAAAAAAATTAGATATCGTCCTTTTCTGGTAAGAGAAGAAAAAATTCTAATCATGGCATTAGAATCTGAGGATATGAAATCAATTACAGATGCTATTGTTCAAATATTAAGTGAATGTATTCAAACAAAAGGTGTTAATATATCCGAACTTGCAACTTTTGATATTGAGTATATTTTCTTAAATGTTAGAGCAAAGTCAATTGGTGAAAAAATAGAAGTTAATGTAACTTGTCCAGATGATGGAGAAACGCAAGTATCTACTGAAATTGATTTAGATACAATTAAAGTTCATAAAGAAAAAAATCACTCTAACATAATAAAGATAGATGATGAACTATCAATGAAAATGAAATATCCTTCACTGGAACAATTTGTTGAAAATAATTTTGAATTTCAAGAATCTAATGCTGATGTAGATAAGTCTTTAAATATGATTGTTTCTTGTATTGACATGGTATATACTCCAGAAGAGTGTTGGTCTGCTTCTGATTGCACAAAGAAAGAATTAGTAGAATTTGTAGAACAAATGAATACTAAACAATTTAAAGAAATTGAATCTTTCTTTACAACCATGCCAAAATTAACTCATAAGATTGTGGTTAAAAATCCTAAGACTAAAAAAGACAATGAAATTACATTGGAGGGATTAGCAAGTTTTTTCAGTTAGTGATGTCTCATACTAGTCTTGAGGCATATTATAGAATTAATTTTTCCTTGATGCAGCATCATAAATACTCTTTGACAGAACTTGATAATATGATTCCTTGGGAAAGAGAAATTTATGTATCTCTCCTTCAACAGTATATTGAAGAGGAAAACGCAAAGCAGAGGCAGTAAGTGGCAATAGGAAAACAACCATTTTTTAGAGCACCGTCAGTACCTAAAATGGGGAAGAAGACAGTTTCTTCTTCTGTGTTTTCCAATGTTTCTGAGCAAGTAGAACAAAAATTTAAAATATCACCTTTTAGATTTCTTCAACCAAAGCAACAAAATCTTGCTGCCCAAACTGAATTACTACAGACAAAAGTAGATCAAACAAGTAAAAACGATCAAATTATAAATTCTACTCTTGTAGAAACGAATAGAATTTTAATAGAAATACAAAAACAACTTTCTATTGATTTTGCAGCAAGATCTGCAGAAAAGAAACAAGCACTTGCTGCTTCAAGAGCCTCAGTTCAAAAAAGAAGAATAGGTGCAAAAGAAAAGGGCATTGAAGAACCAAATAAAATTAACCAAGTAATTGGAAAAGCTTTTAGTAAAGTAACTGCTCCAGCAAAATCTATATTTGATAAAATACTTCAATTTTTTAGTATTCTTCTTACAGGTATTCTTGTTAATACTGCTTGGAAATGGTTACAAGATCCAGCAAATCGTGAAAAAGTAGGAAAGTTCTTCAGTTTTATTGCAGAACACTGGAGATGGATTGTTAGAGTATTAGTTCTTGGTAAATTATTAGGATTTTTATATAAGATTCATAGAATAGTCAAAGGAATTAAAAAACTTATTGATTTAATTCCCAAACCACCATATGGAAGAGGTGCTGGTCCAAGTCCAAAAGGAGGTGGTCCAGGTCCAAAAGGAGGTGGATCACCACCTGGACCTGGAACTCCAGATTTCTGTAAAGGTGTTTATGCTTGTATAGCAGGTGGGATTGGACAATACGTTAAATTATTTACTCCTTATTTTCAACCAATATCAGCACCAGTTAATCCACCAACTGGTACACCAGTTAGACCACCAATACCTGTTGCACCAATATTTCAACCAGGTCCGACACGCCCAATAACACCACCACAACCAGTTTCTCCCCCTAGAGGAACTCCTTTAGGACCAATTACCTTACCTAATCCATTAGGTCTTCCAGATTGGGCTAATTATACTGCTTATGGTGCGGCAGCCAGTTTAGCAATCCCTGCAGGAATTCTTGCTGCTCCAGCTCTTGGTATTGGTGGTGGAACATCTACTGCAGTCGGAGGAACAGCAGCTGGAGGACTTGGATTGCGTGCTCTTTTTTCTGGAGCAGCAAGAAATATACCAAAAACTGCTCCCAGAGGTGGAACGACTTTAAGTAGAGAAGCAATGTCAAGAATGTTGGGTAAGGAGACTGAATCCCAACTAGTTAAAAGAATTATAGACATTTACAAAAAAGAAAGAGGAATTGAAATAAAGGCGAATAATCTTGAAGAACTAGCAGACCTATTGGGAGTAACTGTAGATTCTCTTACAAAAGCATTTAGTAGAAGAGGTGCTGCTGGATTACCTCAAATTCTTGGCAAATCTCAAGGTGGAACAGTTGGTGGTCCAGGATCAGGAAATGTAGATAGTGTTCCTGCAATGCTTGCTCCTGGAGAAGAAGTTATTCGTGCTTCTGCAGCAAATCTCTTTCGTCCACTTTTAAAGGACATTAATGATAATGCTGGTAGAATGTGGCAATCGTTCCAATCTGCTATAGATATTCAAGAAAAAAATAATTTTAATCAACTTTCAACTTCTGAAAGATTTAGTAGATTGTTAGATTCTTTTAATAAGGAATTAAATGCTTTAATACAAAAAGAAAAACTTAAAGAATTAAAAAATACTTCAAGTCTTTTTGGTCCTCCAGGAGAGTTTGCAAAAAGTGGTGGATATGGAAAAACTACTCCACCAGAACAGCAACAATCAATTCCTCCTACTCCTACTCCAACTACTACTCCTTTACCTACTACTACTCCTTCACCGACCACTACTCAACCTCCGACGAAACCTACAGGAGAATCAGGACAACCACCAGTTAGTCAAGAGCCTTCTACAAAACCAACTCCAAGAATTCCTACAGTTTTTCAACCAACTCCTCAACAAACAGATCAAACTCCATTAGAACCAGTAAAACCACAGTTACCATTTACAATTCCAACTATACCTTGGCAATCACAAGAACAGTCTTTTGTAAATGTTGATCAAACTGTAAATAAATTTGTTACGGCAAAATCAAAACAAATACCAGCAGAAACTTTTAAAAAACCAGTTAAAAAAACTAATATTTTACCATTCCAAATGCCAGCGATTAATTTGGCAGGAAATGTGCAAAATAATATGAAAGGTTCTATGCCAGATCCTTCAAGTGGTTCTGCAACAAATGTTCCTTCAATACCCTCTTTTGATTCTAGTAATTTTTATATATCTTGGACTCCATACGAATACGGAATGTTGATGACGTAATATGGACTTAAAGCAAGTTAAAAAATTAAAATTAAATGCTAGAAATATTCAAAGTACTTTAATTTCTTATAATAGAAATTTAAAAAGACTCAGATTGAATGAATCTTCTTTTTCTAGAAATCAACTAATAAGTCAAAAAAGAGCAGAAAAAGAACAAAATCTAGAAAAACCACCGTCTAGAATATCAAATGCAATTGAATTTGCAAAATCAAGGCTTCTTAGCGCCCCCATAAGTATTTTTGATAAAATTAAAGAATTTTTTGGTCTTGTTTTAATGGGACTATTGATTAATAATCTTCCAAGAATTATTAAAGGACTACAGAAATTCTTTGGTAACAATCCTTGGATTATCACTGGATTAAAAGATACAGTTAAAAATGTTGGAGTTGGATTATCAAAACTTATTGAAGTTGTTAAAATGATAAATGATGCGTTGTATACTCAGACTCCAAGGCAAAGAAAAGAAATGGAAAATTTGATTAATCAAATTGATTCTTTTCTTAGTGGTATGGAAAATGGATTATTATCTATGATTGGAAGAGCAATTACCGGGCCTGCTCCTCCAACCGTAAATAGTCCCAATTATCCTAGTTTTGTTGCTGGTGGAGGAAAGGCAGCTGTTAGACAAGGTAGATCTGTTTCTCAGGTTATTAAACAAGGACAACAAAACATTTCTAGATTTAATTCTGGTCCAAGAGCACCAACTCCTGCACCTTCTTTACCTTCACCCGTAGCTCCACCTGCATTGCCAATTCAGTCTTTTGCAAAAGGAGGTACAGTTCAACCAGTTTCTTCAAATGCAAAATCAAGTGGAAAAGTTTCCTCTAGAACTAAAAAATCACCATTTAGTAAACCAGGTGGAACGCCAAGTGGAAGAAAGGCAATAAAATCTACAGAATCTTTTGAAAAATTTAAGTCAAATACTGTAAATAAATTAACTGATATAAAAGTTCAACAAGATAATAATAACCTTTTTGAAGATTTGATTGAAAAATTTAGACAATTAAAATCATTAAAGGGAGATGAGCGCGGCGGCGGAGGTGGCGGCGGCGGAGGTGGCGGCGGCGGAGGTGGCGGAGGTGGCGGCCCTAGTGGTGGAGATTATAAAGGTGAAGTAAGTGTTTCAAGTGATAGTCCAGATTTTTGGTTATTATCTACCGTTGCTTTGTTTGAAAATTCAAATCCACAAGGAGCCGCTGATGTTGCACAAGTAACATATAACAGAGTTGCCGCACCTGGTGATCCTTGGGGAACTGGTGGAAGCATAAGAACTGCACTTTTAGATCCTGGACAATACACTCCTGTGAGTAATTATGGTGGACCATCTGCTTGGGGAAAAATAGTTGATAAAAAATCAGCAATAGCATTTGTTGAAAAAAATGGCAAAAGTAAAAAACAGTTAGAAACAGTATCTTCTGCTTTACTAGATTCAAGTAGACAATCTTCTGCAAGAACATTTGTTGGACCAAGAGACAGTTTTAGATCCACAACAACGGAAAATATAAAATATGATCAATTAGCAGATGACACTGAAGTCAAAAGAGAAGGTCATATTTTTGGATTTGAACCAAGAGGAGCGCAAATTGAAAAATTTAGGAAAGGAGAGCTAAAACCAGCTGTTGTTAGTAAGCAAACTAGAGGAACTGTAACACCAACTGCACCACCACCAAAACAAGGTGGTGATATAATATCAAAAGATAAAACTGTTGTTGTTGAAGGTGAGTTTAGATTAAGACCAGATGCTGCTGCTGCATATAAGAGAATGAAAGCAGATGCTAAAAAAGAAGGTGTAAATATTACTCTAGAATCTGCTTGGAGAGATCGTAGTGTTCAAGCGTATCTTTATGATTTATTCATAAGAGGATTGGGAAATTTGGCAGCTCCTCCTGGATCATCAGACCATGAAAAGGGAATTGCTATTGATCTTAGAGATGGAATTTCTTGGGCGCAAAAAAACGGACTTAAATATGGTTGGTATAATTCTGGAATGAATTTTTCACAAAAAGAACCTTGGCATTTTGATTATCGTGGAGGAGGAATAACACAACCACCACAACAAAAACCAAAAATAGAACCAACTGTTAAACCACAGGAATTAGATAAATTAAAAACAGTAATTCAATCTAAACCTGGAAGTAAAAAATCAGTAAATATAGAAGGGGTTGGAACTTACATACGTGGAACAAATGCATTAGGAATGCCAGAAGACAAATATTTTGATGATAGTGGAAACCGAATAACAAAGGATGAATTTTATAAGAGACTTGAGAAAGCAAAGAAAAGTAGTAATTTAGTCTCTAATTCTTCTCTTCCATTTGATGTGAAACGGATTGAAAGAAATAATTTACAAATGGAAGAGGAAGAAGGATCTTCTAACATTTTGATTGCTCAACAACCAATTTATCTTCCTGGACAACCAATACCAATGCCATATCCAGTTGTTCAAAAATCTATGTCTTCTCCAAGTTCAGTGTCTTATAATCCAGAATCTTTATCGGCAAGGGGTCTAGTATAAAATGTTAAATGCTTCAAAATCTTCTAGATATTCTGAAATTAAAATTAATAAAAATGGTAAAGAGGTTCCTTTAGAAGGAAGAACTGTTAACTTTAGTTATTATGAAAGTTTACTTTCTCCACATATAACTGCAAAAATAGTTTTTGTAGATTCTGGAAATGCTTTACAGGCAGAAAAAAAGCAAGATACTCAAGAAAGATATGGAACAATAGTGTCTTCATTACCAATAAGGGGAAGTGGAGACGAAGAAGTTTCTTTTAAAATAGAAAGTAAACTTGGTAATTTAGATTTTACGTCTTATCCATTGATAATAAATTCTAAACCATCTCCTTCACAAGAATCTACTAGACAAGTTGTTGCATTAAATTTAGTTTCAAAGTATGCAGTCAATAATGAAAATACTAAAATTTATTCAAAGTATTATAATAGTATATCAGATTCTGTAAAGCAAATAATTACTAACGATTTAAAAATACCTTCAAATAGGATATCTCAAATAGAAACGACAAAGAATTCACATGCATTTAGTGGAAGTTCAAGAAGACCATTTGACCTTATAATATCATTGTGCCCAAAATCAATACCAGTAGATGGAAGTGCTGGATACTTCTTTTGGGAAACTCAAAAGGGATTTAATTTTAGATCAATTGATAGTTTGATTTCTTCTCCTGTCGTTGAAACTTACCAATATTATAATGTTGGAAATGCAAGTTTAGATAACGACGATAATGATTATAGAATTTTAACTCAACCACAATTTGTAAAAGATCAAAATCTTCTTGATACATTAAGATCTGGAACATTAAGATCAAAAAACATTTTTCTAGATCTTTCTACTGGAAAATATGAAGAAGTATTTACAAATATAAGTGGATCTGGAATGAAAGTTTTGGGTGGAAATCAAGAATATTCTTCTGATTTATACCCACCTTCGGACACAAAAGTTTTTAGTAGAACCAATCATTTTATTTTAGATACTGGAAATAATGAAAAAGGATTAAGTACAAAACTTAATAATGATCCTCGCCAATATCTTGCAGTTTCTGCTATGAAATATAATATTACTATAAGTCAGGTTTTAAATATTATTGTACCTTGCAATCCTAATTTAAAGGCAGGAGATGTAATTATTTGTGAATTTGAAAAGATAACACCCAGCAGTAAAAATTCTGGATCAATAGATGAATCTCAAAGTGGTAAATATTTAATTCTTCATTTGTGTCATAATTTTGATCCAAATAGATCTTTTACTTCTCTCACTTTAGTACGTGACACATATGGGATATATACAAGTGGAGGGAAAATATAAAAATAATGTTTAAACCAGGATTTTTTGGTAAGAACCCCCCCAAATGGTGGATTGGTCAAGTTCCGTTAGGACAAACCGATAATAAAACAGAATCTATAAAGTGGGGAGATAGAGTTCAAGTTAGAATAGTTGGATATCATCCAAAGGAAGGTAGTGTCCTTCCTGATGAAGATCTTCCTTGGGCAATTGTTTTAAAACCTTCTTCTCAAGGTACACTAAATAGAGGATCAACCGCTATTATAGGTGGAGAGTGGGTAATTGGTATTTTTTTAGATGATGATTGTGAACGACCTTTAATTATGGGTGTAATTGCAAGATCTAATCCTGGATATGAATGCACTCTTTCTGACCAACAATCTCAAAAAAGCACAGAGTTTAAAACAACATTATCATATTGGGGTTCAATAGTAGCGCAACCGTACCATTTAGCTTCTGGTCAAAAACCTTCTGATAAACCTCTTGTTCCACCTGAAAATTTATTTCCTGGTAAGTAATTATGGCAGAATTAATCCCAAATGCACTTAATTCAGATCTTCCAAATTATTGGAAGGATCTAAGTGGGATTGATTTTAATGTTAAGATAGACGAAACTTTTTATGGAAAAACCCAACATTATTATACAACTGCTTCGTATGAGCAGTTTAAACTTCTTTCAGAATATGAATGGAATTTAGGTGATCCTTGCGGAGAAGGAACACTGGGGGAATTAAGTGTAAAGTTAAACAACTTTTTTACTTTTTTAAGAGGTATACAACAATATAGCAATACTTATATTAGAGGATCAATTAATATGATCCAAAACGTTGCTGCAGAAATAACTAAAGTATCTGAAGGAATTGCAGCAATTTTAAAAACTTTAATTCAGAGAGTTAGAAATTGGATATTAAATAAAATTAGAGAGTTAATTGATAATGCGTTAGAGTCTCTTTTAACTCCGTTAACAAAACAAATAAAAGAAGGTCTTTTACAACAATTAATAGAACAGCTTGCATGTTCCTTTGACGATATTATTGACGGATTAGTTGATTTCGTCGGAGACTTTTTATATGCATTGGTAGGACAAATTATTCAAACACCCTTATGTGCAGTTGAAAATTATTTAAATGCCATGTTGAATAGACTTTCTTCTGATATTGAAGATGCTATTCAACCTTTTCTAAATCAATTAAGTGATGTTTTAGGACAAACACTAAGTATTATTGGACAAGTAGATGGTATTATTAATAAAATTCTTGGATATGAGGCATTTTTCTGTGCTCGCCCAGAATGTCCAGAGGTAAAAAACTTTAAAGCAAGTATTTGGGGAGGACCAACTCCTTCCGCAATTGCAAACTTTTCAAAATTTACAGCTTCTCCTACTGGTTTTGTTGATACTGCAACGACAAAAGCGCAGGATTGGTTAGCAGACTTTTTTGGTCCAGATTCAAACACATCACAAGCACCTGGAGCATGTTACACTGGAACATTCAAATGTGGAGTTCCTCAAATTGTTATATTTGGTGGAGGTGGATCAGGGGCAGCTGCAAATGCAGTTGTGAATGCAATTGGAGAAGTTATTGGAGTTAATTTATTAGATGGTGGTTCGGGTTATACTGCTCCTCCTTTTGTTTCCATAGTTGATCCAGGTGGTTGCGGAATTAATGCAAGCGCAACAGCAGTATTATGTCCTTCATCTGCAACATCTAAGTCTCCTGTTGTTAGTGGATATCGTGGTCCTGGTATTTACTTAAATTTAGTAAATTCTAAACCTTCACCCGCAGTAGTTTCTTCTTGGAATGGTGCAGGAATTTATTTAGATTTAACTTCTGCAACTCCACTTGATTCTAATGGAACAGTTCTTGTAACATTTACTTTAACCAAATCTGCACTATCGGTATACTCTGTTAATATTCCTGGAACTACAATTAGCGGAGCTAAAATTCCACCTCTCCCATATCCAGCAGCGGACAATGTTCCAGTACAAATATCCATGAATTTAAAAGCTGGTGAAATTTATGGTCCAATTCTTGAAACAACTGGTTTAGGAAAATTATATGTTGGAGACCAAGTTGTTTCTGGAGTTACTAATAGTGGATCATTACCAAATACAAGCATTGTAGTTGAAGAAAATGGTGATGATTGGAATGACTATGTTATTTCAACAAGCGAAGGATTTTTTGCCTCATATTCTACTCCACCTCCAGCACCAACAACATCATCTACAAGCACTAGTCCAATAAAAGTAATATTTACTACAACAGGAAGTGAAGTCGGATATGCTGTAGACTTACCAATTTCAAAAACAACTAAACAAACTTTAACTGGTCCTGGATTTCCAGGAAATAGAGTACAAAGATCAGTTGATTTAGTTCCTGGAAGAATTTATGGGCCTCTTACAATATCTTCTGGATCTGGAAAATTATATGTTGGAAATGAAAAAGTTGCTAAAATATCGTCTAGTGGATCTTTATCAAATACATCTGTAGTTATTGAAACTGGTGGTGATGATTGGGACGATTATATTCTTTCTACAAGTCATGGGATTTTTGAAACTTACAATACTTCTCCAAATTCAAAGAAAAAAGCAAAATCATCAAAAAGAAGAAGATCAGTTTGTGGTATTATTTTAAATAATCCTGGAAATAATTATAGTAACTCTGCAGCTAACGGATCTCCAGTAATTCAGATTTTTACTGGATCTCCAAATCCAGTTGATACAAATAATACGATTACTTTAAACTGGTCTATAACAAACGCTACTTCTGCTTCTTTAAATGTACCAGGATTTAGTAATATCCCATTAATTGGAAATGCAAGCATTCTTGTAAATCCTTCTTTCCCTGTAGGGAAGGATCAAACAACAATTACATACACTATAACTGCTATTAATAATCAACCAAATTCAACTCCTTATACAGTTACAAAAAACTTTATTCTCACGGTAAATAAACCTTTTGCAGGTGCTGGATTTAAAGGTGTGCCTCCAGTAGTAAACACTAATACACCAAATATAGACAGATTTGAAGCAAATCCTAAGAAACTTTCTGTTGGAGACGTTGTAAATATAACTTGGGAAACTACTGATGCTAAATTTGCCTCATTATCTGCAAAAGGATTTAAAAATCCTTTATTGGGATATTCCTCTATTCCAGAAGATGGAACATTGAGTTTTGTCATGCCTCCTGATATTCCATTTCCTGGTGGAGGAGATGCTACAATTGAATACGAATTAGTTGCAACCAATCCAGATGCTTCAGGAGCTAAAACCGATACGGATAAAGTTTCTATAACAGTTAGCCCTACACCAGCACCTCCAGCACCTCCAGCACCAGGTCCAGGTCCAGGTCCAATAATTCCAGTTCCACCTCCTCCTATTGCAAATCCTTTTGTTTGTATTCCAAGTGCAACAACTGTTAATGAAGGAGATACTGTTAATTTTACAGTTACTAACACTGACCCAGCAGATAATGGAACTTTTTATTATGAGATAATTTCTATATTTGGATCAGTAACCGATTCTGATTTTAGTGATAAGACTTTAAAAGGATCATTTACGATTGCAGGAAATAGAGGGACTATAAGTAAAACTATTTCTAATGATGCACTTACTGAAGGAACAGAGCAATTTAATTTACTTATAAAGAGAGATCCATTGTTATCTGCATATGTTGCAACTAGTGGAGGAATAACAATACTTGATACATCTTTAACTCCACCTATTGCTCCATTACTTCCACCGCCACCAGGTGTTTTAGGTAAATTTACATGCACTCCAAGCACAAAAATTGCTAATGAAGGAGATACAATAAATTTTGAAGTGATTACAACAGATCCAAAAGATAATGGTACATTTTATTATCAGATAATACCTATATCAGGATCTATTACTCCTTCAGATTTTACAGACCGTATTTTAAGTGGATCGTTTACAATTGCAGGAAATAGAGGGACTATAAGTAAAACTGTTTCTAATGATACTTTAACTGAGGGTACAGAACAATTCCAATTAATTATAAAAAGAGATTTAAAAGATTATTATTATCAAGCAACAAGTGGCGAAATAACCATAAAGGATACTTCTATCAGTCCCCCAGGAAAACCAGCAGTTGGTATAATTACTGGCGTTAGTATAATTACACCTGGAATTGGATATACTTCAGGAACAACTATAAAAATTACTGGTGGAGGAGGTGGTAGTTTAAAACCAATAATTAGTCCTACTGGATCTATTACTGGAATTACTATATTGGATTCTGGTTATGGATTTACGCGAGTACCAGAATTAGAAATAAATAGTAGAGAAGGTTTAGGTGCTAAATTGCGAGTAAATTTGGAATTTATTCCATTAGATCAATTTTTACGTGATAAAAATTTAGAATCAATTGATCCAACTAAACTTGTACGAATTATAGATTGCGTTTCCAGATAATGCCACAGTCATCTCCAGACTATACTATTGCAAATAATTCACATTGTTTCGTACATTGTGGTCCTATTGGACCAGAATCAATCGATGATGGTAGAGATTTAACAATTATTACTTCTACTGACTCTCAAGTAGTATATGGTAAAAGTGGAAATAAAGTTGAACATATAATGCGTAGTAATTATGAGACTTGTGGACATCAAACAGATCCTGAAGAAAATGGTGGGATAGCACGATCTATTTGTGCAAAAAATGGAGACATTGCATTAATTGCAGAGAACGGAAGTATTAGATTAAAAGCAAAAAATATTTACATAGAAACAAGTGGACCATCTGGATCTGGTAATATTTTAGCTTCTGCAAATGGACAAATAATACTTGCAACTGGTGATCAAATAAAATTAGCTGGAGGTAAAAATGTTTGTATTCATGGTGAAGGTGGAGTAACAATATCATCACCAGCTTTTATTAAAAATGCTGGTAAAGTAATTGACGGTGGAGTTGCTTCTACTGGAAGTTTAATTTCTAGTGTCCTTGCTGGAAATTGGGGATCAATACTTCAAGGACTATCTAATTCATGTAAGTAAGGAGAAATTATATGGCATCTTCTGACGGATCAGGCGCAGGTTTACTGGATGTTATTCACGGATTGTTTGGTACTTCATTAGAATTACCTCAGGTTTTTCGTCAACCAGGAACTGCCAGTATATATCAGGCGTATTTTGGTATGGGACATACTGGAATGGATTTTTCATCTGTTACTATTAAACCAGGTCCTACAGCTCCAGTTAGTTTAACTGTATATGGAATATCGGATACTTTTGGATTTCATAATGTAAACGGTGCAGTAGTTCACAATGGAACTACTTTATGTGATGGTGTTTCATTCACATCAATATGTACAGATAATTCTTTTCTTGGAGCTTCATTTTCAGTAACTTCTGGTGGTGATAATTCAATTACTGCAGCAGGATCTAATGAATTTACTGCTCCGGCAACAGCAATAAACAGTGAGATTTGTTCAATTACTGGATTTGTTTTTATTGATGGACTTGGTTCTGATTTAGCAAGTGCTATTAACAGTAAAAAAGGATTTGATATTCCACATCCTAATAAACCTGATCACCGTTTGAGGCACATTTGTGTAGAAGGTCCAGAATCTGCTGTTTATATTAGAGGAAAATTAGAAGGGAAAAACGTTATTGAACTTCCCGATTATTGGGATGGATTGATAGATCCAGAGACTATTAGCGTTAATTTGACCCAAATTGGTCATAGTCAAGATTTAATTGTAGAATCAATCGAATGGGGAAAAAGGATAAGAATTAAATCTGGAAATGGAACTGCTATTAATTGTTATTATCAAGTTTGGGCAGATCGTCTAGGTGAAAAATTAATTGTTGAATATAAAGGAAAAACCCCAGACGATTATCCTGGAGATAATAATGAATATTCTCTCGCTGGTTGGAACTACGATAGGAGAAAAAAATAAATGACCAGAATTAGAATCTACTATACAGATAGACCACCTGAGGAAATTAATGACTTAGAAGTCAACACAATTAGTGTTGGTGGTACTATTAGTATTGGTGGAACTTCTATTATTGGTGTTGGTGGTTCTGTTGGAATTGGTTCTACTCTTCCAAAATATAATTTAGATGTTGGTGGAGATATTAATTTTTCTGGTAATCTTTATCAAAACGGCACTCTTTTCTCTGGTGGAGGTGGAGGTGCTGGTTTACAAGGATTACAAGGTCTTCAAGGATTGCAAGGACCTTTAAGTAATTTTCAAGGAACTCAAGGACCTTTAAGTAATTTTCAAGGTACTCAAGGACTTCAAGGTAATCAAGGTCGTCAAGGAGCACAAGGTCTTCAAGGATTGCAAGGACCTTTAAGTAATTTTCAAGGAACTCAAGGTAATCAAGGACTTCAAGGTAATCAAGGTCTTCAAGGGGATCAAGGAATTCAAGGGTTACAAGGACCTTTAAGTAATTTTCAAGGTACTCAAGGATTACAAGGTAATCAGGGACTCCAAGGTAATCAGGGACTCCAAGGTAATCAGGGACTCCAAGGTAACCAAGGATTACAAGGTAATCAGGGACTCCAAGGTAACCAAGGATTACAAGGAAATCAGGGACTCCAAGGTAATCAAGGTCTTCAAGGACTCCAAGGTAATCAAGGTCTTCAAGGACTCCAAGGTAATCAGGGATTACAAGGAAATCAAGGTAATCAAGGTCTTCAAGGTAATCAAGGTCTTCAAGGACCTTTAAGTAATTTTCAAGGAACTCAGGGAAATCAAGGTATTCAAGGTCTTCAAGGAACTCAAGGAAACCAAGGCACTCAAGGTCTTCAAGGAAACCAAGGTAATCAAGGAACTCAAGGATTACAAGGACGCCAAGGATCTCAAGGATTACAAGGATTACAAGGAAATCAAGGTACTCAAGGGTTACAAGGACCTTTAAGTAATTTTCAAGGTACTCAAGGATTACAAGGTAATCAGGGACTTCAAGGAACTCAGGGAAATCAAGGTACTCAAGGTCTTCAAGGGGATCAAGGGACTCAAGGATTACAAGGTAATCAAGGTGTTCAAGGTAATCAAGGTCTTCAAGGGGATCAAGGGACTCAA